GATCCTCCCCAAAGAATCTTTGAGGTTGCTTTGATGGTGGGATCATAGGAATTTGAGTAAATGGCAACGTCAAACTCATTTGCAATACCAAGCATCCCTGGGTGATAAACATTATATTTGCCAGTGTTTAACAACCAGAGATACAATCTCCAAAAGAAGCTTTCGGTTCCTCCCATGGTATCGCAGAGAATCCGGTCGCCGTTCCAGGTGTTTTTGTCGGTAGCTAGGCATATGGTTTTCAATAGTCCAATCCTCTCTTAAAATTCTTTGATGGGAAGTTACCCCTCAATCTAAAAGAACATTGTGAGATTATCTTCTTTGCGGGCTTACCACATTCTCGACAAGGCACCTCTGGTTTGATCTCTTCCGAGATGGGTTGTTCAATCTCTGTGATACATTCACACTCGCTACAGCAGTATTCGCGCCAAGGCATTTTATCCTCCTAAATAACTCAACCCTTTTTCGAGATATTCCGGGCTCAAACCGAAATGTTTTACAAATCGATTCAAAACCTCGCTTGGGTCCATGGAAACGTCGATACCCACATTCTCTATTCCTTCGAGTTGTTGATCCTCTTCCGTTGCTACCCTCGGAAAAGCCACTTGCCAATCATCCGTAAGTTTGGCCTTGATCCTGTCCTGTTGTTTCTCGTCCTCTACATAAACATTGTAGAAATTGTCAGGAGAATAACTGCCAGGGAAATCATCGGTAGGCTTAATCTCAATGAACATTGGTGCTTTCACTTCGATGCGCTTGAACCGAAAACTCTTGAGATCTAAATCGAGGAAGCCCGCTTGTGGCCTGTTTTTGCTTCCAAAGGTATGCTGTTGTGCGGCCCCTATGCTCACCACATTTCCTTGTTTTATATGGAAGTGATAATCCCCAAGGAAAGCGTGAGCAATCCCTTTGGGAATATCGTCAAGCGAAACATATCCCGAAACGTCAAACGGAGCCGCATTTTTCTGTAAGATTTCCTGAACCATAAAATGGCCAAGGAGAATATTGATGCTGCCTGGGTCAATGGATTCACCGCACTTCCTCAACGCTTCCTTTTGGTTCCACACCCCTTCTCGAAAGGAACAGCCAATTATCCTTACGTCATCCCCTATCTCTACAGATTCACCAGGATCGTTCAGAACCGTCATAAGCGGGCTCAAGGCTTTGGGCAAAGAATAAGCTCCATCACGCCTCATGAAGTCGTGTTGGCCCACTACGGAGATGATTTCAACACCTGTCTGTTTAAACTCGATCAGCTCTCGGATGAGAAGCTCAAGAAGATCAGCAGGGGCTTGTGCACCCTTGTGCAATAAATCGCCACCATTCAATACAGTTGTGATCTTATTTTTTTCACAATACTGCCTGATCTGTTTGAGCACGGAGATCCCATCCAGCAATCTACTATTTAATCCTGTTGAAGGATCTATTTTTGAAAAAGGCTGGAAGGCATGTAAATGAAGGTCAGACCATAAAACCAAAGAATTAGTCTTCATTTTCGTTTTCCTTCCAAAGACATTATTACCACTAGCAAGCCAAACCCCACATTGTCTATTGGTCTAATGTTCATTCGTCCTCCTCCTTGCGTCCAAACAAATCTTCTTCCATTTCAATCCTCAAAGATGGGTCTTCCGCTATCGCTTCCGCTAGTTGTGCCTCTCCTACTCCTAGCTTCTCGTCATCAAACGAGAACGTATTTCCTTCTTTCTTGAAGCGATCCGAAAACCTCCAGCGCTCCCGGTCTGTAATAAGTTGCGTAAACGAAAGTGAATCGTCAATTCCTCTTTTGTCAAAAAAAAGGCTAAAGCGAAACTTCCTAAATGGTTCCGCGACCTTATTCTTTGTAATTCGTCCACTCACTTCAATTCCCGTCACATCGTTATCCAGGTATTCTCGACCTTCGTCCTTCCCGTGGTCATCTTTTGCCCTAATGGGCTTTGCTGAATCCATCCGAATCCTTAATGAAAAGTGGTAGTCCTTTGCAGACCCTCCAGGCGTGTATAATTTATCCCCCCAGGCCCCCGGATTTGTTCGGAGTTGATTCACTATGATAACGCTTCCGCCATTCTGGGTGACATTGCTACAGAAACCACCAAATTGCTGAGCAAGCACTGATGCTTTATCCAGTTTGTCTTTCATGTTTTGTTCTTGAGTTGCGGCTTGAGCTTTTGTTTCAATTGCCGCCAAACTATCCAGAGCAATAACGATTGGGACATTTTCTCCAACCGACTTCCTGAATTTTGAGAATGTAGATTCGGCTATCTCAAAAAACTCTTCTAGCACCATCGTGCCCGTTGGCTCACCAGTCGGCTGTTTCCCTTTCTTTTTCTTAGACTCCTCTTCGTCCTCAGAGCGGGGCTTTTGCAAGAAGCGGAAATTCGATAAATCGGCTCCGATAAGCTGTAACCTCTCGGGCAAATGGGCGTGTTCTGCGTCGGCAAGAAAAACCGCTCCTCCCGCCCACAGGGTTTCTCTAATGATGTGATCAAGAAGACTGCTTTTTGCTGAGGATTCTGGACCTGAAATCTCGCAAACCCTTCCAACCGGAATTCCACCTTTACGTCCTCGCTGGTGTCCTCCAATCGCATAGTTTAAATAAGAACATCCTGTTGATATCCATAGTGGAATCGAAGCCCACACTTCCTGTTCTGCTTCTGCATAACAAGATTTCCCTCCTATCTTGATACCCCCAACAATATTATCGAGCCCTAAATCATCCATTTCTGTTTTCCCTTTTATTATCAACATGCTATCCGAAAATTTCTGCTGTCAGTACTGACAGCGGTTTTGGTGCGGCCACAAGCACCGCACCATGAAGCCATCTATTCGTCGGCTTTTGCCGCCTTACGCTTCGCCATTTTCTCCCTGAGCGCCGCCATGGAGTCTTTGCCCGACGCCTTCTCTTCTTCCTGATCGTCATCACGTCCAGAAGGAAGCGCCTTACGAGCCGGACGCTCCATATCTATTGACAAGGTGAAATTTGCGATGTAGGGCGGAACATCATGTTGATGCTTCTCAATCTTGGCCATCAACTCGTCGCCCGTGTTTTTGGGAAGATGGGTTTTGAGATCAGGAACTTCACGCAATCCGATAAACTTTCGTACCTCTTCTCCTTTCTCGTTCTTATCCAAATCATATTCCAAAAAATCTTCGGGGATGGCCATTGTCTCGCGCAACACCATCACATCATACCGATTCACGCCAGGACGAGAACCGTCTTTGTTGATGTTGACAAGCGCTCCGTCTTCAGGATTCGCCAAAACATTGTAGCCAATTTTCTTGTTTGCCGTTAACTGCCGAAGCTTCTTTGCAACACTAAAAGGGCATTCCAAAATCTTGACCTGAGGTAGATCGGTGAATTTGGGAGGAGCCGGTTGGTCCGCTGCCCCTTTCTCAAGAATGGCTTCAGTCAAAAGAATAAGCAGATAGAATGAGCGCTGCACACCCACTCCACCTTGTCCGTAAGCCTCTTTTGCAGTAGTGATCCCTTCTGCAATCGCCTTGTCTACTGCAAAACAAACGGGACAATATTGGTTCCGGATAATCTGAGGGCACCCTTCCGGAAGTCCCACTTTACCATCAGGGCCAGGGAAAACATTCCAATGCTCGCCTTTTGGACGTAGCCAATCCTTCATGTCGGCAACCGGGAAAATCCTGAACGTATAGTCTCCGTTCCACCGCATTTTTAACACGATATCTTTTGCGAAATCATGCCCCACCATTTCCTGGTCAAGCTCTTCCTCGCGTTTCTCCATCCACTCCGGTGTCCCGAATTCGAGTTTCGGCTTACTCGGCTCTTCTACTTCTTTTGCTTTCTTCGCCATCTTTCACAAATCCTTTCATGTGTGTTTCACGACTTACCATGTCACTGAATAACTTCAGCATGGCCGCTTTCTGTGCAGAAGCCGTAACATCCGCTTGGAGTAGAGCCACTCGATGTTCTGCGTTTCTTAATTCAACGAGGGCCTGTTGGTATTGGGGTTCATTCTGAACCATGGCTTCAATCTGTGATACGGTCGGTCCTCCACTTCGACCATCTCTTGAATCTCTATTATGAATCGCCTGACGAATTTGAGACTCCACAAGTTTCACCTTCAGGGTTGCTTTTGCCCGTATCGTCTCATGAATCGCCAACGTGTGAGCAAAATATGCGTACTCTGCCGGTTGTTTCGCCACCTCCTCTGTGAGATTGTCCGTGTCGATTGCGAATCTCAACGCGCGTTCTTTCAGCTCTTCTCGCGCCTCCTCTGAGAATTCCGCATCCAGATATTTGTCGTGGTTTTTCAACTCCGTTCGGAGTTGTTTAGGTGTTTTCATCCGTATCCTCCTCGTATTCGCCGCTTATGATTTTTGCCAATACCGCTACACTTTTTTGTAGCCGCTTCCTATTCTCCTCTCCGTTGCTATGAAAAACGCTTGCAGGGTGAACCGAATACAGCACTGGTATCGGCCTTCCGCCTACAATTTCAACCTCACATCTCAATCTGTCTGCCGCCGCCATTATCCCTGATTTTTGTCCGGTAAAAAACTCCCGTGGCGTATTGCCCAAAGCAAAAATGAACTTGGGCTGAAGAATCTCAATTTCCATCTTGAGGATATCCCAACAATCATGAGTCACATCGCTTGGAAGCTTGTTATTTAACGGCCTACACTTATAAACATTTGTTAAAAACAAATCCTGTCGCTTAATGCCGTATGGCCTAAGCTGTTTGATAATCAGCTCATCTCCCGCCTTCCCAAACAAGGGCCTACCCGACGCTACTTCATCGGCACCAGGAGCTTCCGCAATGACCATAATTTTAGAGTCTTCCGTATACTCAAAAGGAACCGGACATCTGTAAACACCATGCAATGAGCATCGATCACAGTCACCAATGAACTGACACATGTCCTCCAATAACTCAGCATCGAGATTCAGGCCCAACTCCGGAGTTATCTGCATCTTCCAAACTCCGGGGATAACTACAGCCTTGAGCATTTCGGATTCCTCAGTGGTATAGTCTTCCACATCCGGAACCTGATCCAAGCCCTTCAAGGTGCCATTCTCTTCTATCCTATCAATAAGATCCTGCGCCCACAGTTTGTTGTTGACTCCCAGACCCCTAAAACAACCGGCATAAATCAGACTCCTTAATGCCGAACTGTCTATTTGAGCCTTAGGAATGCGAAGTCTGAAATCGAGAATATCTTTGAATGGACGAGTCTTTCTCTGTTTGTAAATGTAAGATAGGCTCTTCTCTCCAATCCCCTTAATAGCCGACAACCCAATCCTGATCGCATCTCCCTCAATTTTGAAATCATTATCAGAAAGGTTGATATCAGGCGATAGCAATTTAATGGCAAGTCGTTGGCATTCCTCAACGAACTTTATTTTCTTGGGCTCCTCGGTCGTGAATTTAAAAAGAGCGGCCATGTATTCTAATGGATAGCTGATCTTGAGAAACATCTGTCTCAATCCTAACTCGGTATAAGCAGCGGCATGGCTTTTGTTGAAGCCGTATCGAGAAAACGTCTCAAGGTCTTTCCATAAGGATTCAGCCACATCCTTCTTCATTCGGGCGGTGGTCTTGCAACCTTTAATAAAAGCCTTTTTATGGGCCTCCATGTCGCCTTTCTTTTTCGCAATAGTACGACGAACCACGTCGGCTTGTGGGACTGTGTAACCAGCAAGCTTCTCCAATACAGCAGTAACCTGCTCCTGATATATAAGGACGTTATATGTTTCGTTTGCGATATCCTGTCCTCTACCGCCCACCTGAAGGTAGGAAGCATATAGCCGCCTGTCCAAAACATCTGTCCCGTTGTGTCGGTTGATGTATTCATTCGTCATTCCACTGTCGAGAGGCCCAGGGCGAACCAAAGCATTACAGTCCACAAGAATGCTCTTGTCCGTAATGGGAGCAAGTTGCATCACAAGCCGTCGAGTACTGTATTTCTCGAATTGGAATATCCCAATCGTATTGCCAAGCTCAAACTCTTTCAAAATCTCGGGAGTATTGAGATCTTCATATTGCCACTCAACTGTAATGCTATGACGAGCTTTGATAGACTTCAGGGCATCATCGATTACATCCAACGTCCGAAGTCCCAACACGTCGATCTTTACCAGCCCCTGATGGGCCACATCGTCCATTTGCCAATTGATACATCGATCATCCTTCCTTCGCTCCATCACCCCAAACTCCTCCACCCTATCCGGAGCAACAACTATACCAGCGGCGTGCATCCCCTCATGTCTGAGCGTTTGCGTCATGCCATCGGTATAGTAAACGAGATCCTCTATCGGAACAGGAGCTATAAGCTGCGTGATGCCAGGATGAAGGTTGACGTTCTCTTTCATAGTTAGCGTGTCATCAAGTTTTTCTGAAATTTGATTGGCGATTTTGAACGGGACGTTGAGCTTCCGAGCAACGTCTTTGAAAGCGCTTTTCAGTTTAAGCTTGCTGACCGTAGAAATGTATGAGACTCGATCTTTCCCAAATTCTTGCTGAAGATCCTCAATTACCTCGTGTCTGCGCCTCTGAGAAAAATCCAAATCGATATCGGGGTAATCCGACCTGTCAGGGTTAAGAAAACGCTCAAAACTGAGCCCTTCTTTAATTGGATCTATGTCGGTAATACCCAAAATGTAACACATGAGAGATCCAGCCGCAGATCCACGACCCGGCCCAAATGGAATGCCTTTTGCCCTTGCTCGCTTCACTATCCCATAAACAAGCAAGAAGTATTCTACAAAGTTTTTGTCTTCAAGAACCTTGCATTCATAGTCGAGACGATCCTGATATTTGAATTCACGAGAGTAGCGATACTTGATGTTTTCTTTAAGGCGAGCCTTCAGCACGTCGATGGGTTTTTCATCAGTCAATTGCGGTAGGGTAATTTCAGATTCCGGCCAGTCGAGATTGCACTTCTCGGCAAGAGCCAAGGTGTTTGCCAAAGCTTCAATCACAAATTCTTCCGGAACGCTACCCAATCGAAGAAAAGCTTCCACCATCTCGTCATAGGTTTTGAGATAGAGCCCGGAAACGCTAAATTCCATCTTCCCGTCGGTATGTAAATTGAGGAGAAAATTATGAAGCCGCTCGTCTTCAGGTTTGAGGTAGTGAACATCGCCCGTGGCTATGATCTTTATGCCACGTCGAACAATCTGCTCGGCTGCCCGTGCGTTTGTCTGAACCTGCTGCTCCAAATCGATAGGCATGATCTCGCAATAAAAATCATCCTCAAAGAAATCGTGAAGTGCATCCACAACTTTATTGTAGTTTGGGTGAGCTAAGATTCCAAACGCACAGGCCGTCCCACAAATGAGATCTTCAGTCTCATACAACATCTCAAGATCAATCCTGGGACGGTAGTAAAAGGCTTCCGGCTGGTGGGCTTTCGTGAGCAACCGAAAGAGACTCTTGAGTCCTCTCTCAGATTTGACCCAGAGGGTCATGTGGTAATTTTTTGAGCCCTTCTTAACGGAAACGTCATCACAGAAATAAGCCTCAATCCCGACTATGGGCTTGATGCCATATTCACGAGCAGCTTTACAAAGCTTAA